AAGGTGTTGGTGTCAGTAAGTGCATAAATAAACAAGGGTTGTGCACGTGTAGCGGGCTTACCCCCTCCATTATATATGGATTGCGGGGGTAAGCCCTTGCTTTCGCTATATCTTTTCTTCCCATCGATATAGCTGCCAGTGAGCGGGATCGTAAAATTTCCAATCTCCGCCCCATGTCATTTTAATTTCACGCTTTCTAGCAACTTCCTTGCCAATAGCGCCCATAACATCCCACTGGCTTTTTGTGAGGTCCCACGCTTTGACAGCGTGGACAATATCTACCGCACATCCCCACTGATGCGGGGATTGCCCTTTTTGGGCTTTAGAAAAACCTTGCACGTACAACTCCTGTTGACGCTCAGGTGTGCGATAAAACTCTGTTGGAATCACAGGGATGTTACGCTTCGCACATTCCCTGTGAAATCCTACCCAAAATTCTCTAATTTCTGGGTGGACATTTTCCCAATCTATTTCGGTCGTACGCCTTCGATAAGAAACCGTATTAAACGCCTTCTTATTAACAAGAGCATAAGACGCCTCACTATAACGTTCACGTGGCCTCAGGAGCTTGCACAGCTTCAGATGCGGGCTCAACCGCAGTATCTGCTTTAACATCCTCTACAACCTCCTGTTTGGCTTGCGCGGCCAATTCTGCCCGCAACGCAGCCAAAGCCGCACGTTCTTCCGCCAATGCTTCATCACGGCGACGCTCGTTCAATTTAACCATATGCATCATGCGCGCAAACTCATCGTTATTGCGCACACGTGGTTCAATTGACACGTGACTGTCTTTTTCGCTCGGAAAAACGCGCTGATCTACATCAGGCACGTTTACATATACCGCGCTATTTTTTTCCGCTTTGATCATCGCATACGATGTACCGACAGCCGTGTACTCAACACGGCATTTGTCGCCAGTCGCACCTACCAAAACAAAATCGGACGCGTCCTCTTTGTGTCCCGCCCAAACTTCAATTGGGCTATTTGCAACGACCTCAAAACGTACATGACGTGCTTTTGTGCTTTCAAACGAAATCACATCGCCCGCTTTTACTTTTTTCCATTGGGCCAATGGACCATTTTTGAAGGTTTTCATTTTTTACACTCCGTTGAAAAATTTGGGGGCAGGGGAGGTCCGCCCCCAAAACCAGTTATTTAGTAATACGTGTTGCATCTACATCGGCTTGGATAGCCTCGTAATCCGATGTCGCGTCTGCTTCAAGCAGACGATCACCGAATACGGTCAGACCGCTAATATCACAGTCCGAAATACACATAATTTCGAAACTGTCGCTAACCTGATCTGAAAACACTTTCTTGTGCAAACCTGAGCATAGATAAAAATCATCTGTCAGGGTTGGATCGGTTGCTTCAACCGTCCAAATCTTTGCACGATCTTCATCAAATGCATCATTAGCAGGACGGTAATATTTACCGCCTACATTCACCATATCACGCATCCATTGGTGGTTCAGCGGTGCATAACCAAATGTTGCGTTTGGTGTTGAATGATTAACATCGAGGTGATCATTCTTAACCACATCGACTTTTTCTGGGTCCAGAAAATTATTCAACGCATTTGGCAATTGATCGGGTGCAGTTGTGTACAAGAAATAATCTTTCTTGCGTTCCCACAATTGCTCAGGAACAATTTCTGCCGTAATCATAATCACGCCGCCAGTATTCATTGGCGGGGTGCGAATTGTCATGTCAACCTGAGCATAACCATTTGTTGCACTGGTATCCAGATTAGCTGCATCAGTCGCATAACGCTGTGCATAGCCAAATGGTACTGTCTGACGACCCAACAAAATCGGCTGAGTCATTGCTTCCTCAGGCACACGAATGCCTGACATCAACAAATCAATTATAAAATCGTCATCAATACCATCGTATTGCGAACGAATTTTTGCAAAAGCCGCAGTTTGCTTAGCTAATTCAATATCTGCCAACGACATAGACAGAGTCGATTGGCCAGAACCAGAAGCCAATTCAGCCCAAACATCATTCCACTCATGAACATTGCTAACAGACGTACCGTCCCAAGATTCCTGAGTACCAATATTTGTTGCTGAAAACGCACCAACAGCTTTTGTTGCATAACCTGCATCAAAAATCGCAGACGAATATACGGGAGCCTTAAAAGTTAATCCCGACAACGCAACTTCGCCATCAATTAACAACTGATCAAAATCAGGTACAATATGGCTCATACCTTGCGTATTCCAAAACGCTTCAGCAAGCGAATGGTCATAAGCATTTCGCAACGGCAAAGATTTTGACCGTGCTTGCCGACGATGGTTTACAATCGCGTTATAAGCTTCAACCACCGTCATATTCAAATTATCGGAAGCAAAATGGAGACCCATTGTCTGATAAAATGTGTACGGATCTGGATCTGCTAAATCGACAGTATCCCATCCCGCAGCACTAGTATCGTCACTATCAATAGTATCGCTAGAAGCAACATAACGTTTATTTGTTTCAAAAAACGGAACAACACTTCCACCAATACCAGTCTCGCCTTTATAAGACCGATTCAATTCTTCCATTGAACCGTTAAAACGATCAAAGGCCAACATTGGTACATAGTGTGCATACACATTCAAGTTTGTTTGGTTCATCAATAATTCAGCAGTTTCCTGCATCTCAACATTGATACGAACCCGACCGCGCTGCACTGCGTCTTCGCGCAACATCGGAATATACTTCAACGGCAAAATCTTGCCTGCATCGCCCGAGGTCAATACTCGACCCCGATCCTTTCGGATTGACCGCTTAAGCTTAAGCGGATCAGCCGGAATTGTTTCAGTTAAACGCATTTACTTCCTCCTTTTAATAATCCGTCGAATTATCGATCGGATCCGTTTACATCGTTTGCATTTCATTGAAATAAAGATTGATAACGCTGATAAATATCAGCAGGCCTAAACCCCCAACCAGTGCTGCTTGTTGCACCACGTGGAACAGGCGCTAAACGCGGGCCATTTCCAACCTGGCGAACAATCGGGTTAGTGTAATCATCAATTGCAACACCAACACCCGCAGCCTCGCCTTGAATCTCACCACCAATAGCCTCGTAATGTTCGGCAATACCGAACAACGAACCAGGCTCTAATCGCAATGCATGCAAAATGTCATTGCGCACCTCAATACGGCTACCATCTGTGCTAATCATCTCAGTATAGCCTGACATGTTAGCCCGATACGAATTCATTGCCGTTTCCAACGGGTTAAATGAATTCCCACGCTCCATTGCACTGGATGCTAAAGCACCAGTGTATAATATATTCGCTTCGCGCTCTCTGCGCTCCAAATCGCGCATTTCCGCATCCAAACGTGCTTGCGGCATTGCCAAAGCTGCCTTTGCCAAACCGCCAAACAAGTCCCCGCGAAATGTATCAGCTTCCCGCGCAAATAAATTTGCTTGCTGAAACATCCCACTTCTAAGCGCCGTCAACGGATTAAAACCCGCTCGAACCGCGCTGTCTCGCAATCGTTCAAACTGCGTTGATTCACGCTGCAACGCGGTTGCGTTTGCCGCGTCGATTGCTTTATTTTGTTGTCTTGTCTGATATTTGCCAACAAGCGCATTCACTGCTGCGCTTGCCAACATCCCAACAGGGTTAAACCCTGTAACTGCGCCTTTAACGGCCCTGGCGATTCCGCTAAACAGTCCCATTAAAATAACGCCTCTATAATGTAATTCAAATACAACGCGACTGACATCGCTGCGCCCATAAGCGCTCCCAACAAAATATCACCGACGACCTTGCGCATACGCTTCCTCCTCGTTTATCCGTTGTTTCAACTGTTCGACCGTGAACACGTTTGCGAACAGATATTTCAACACAACATCTGCCCATTGCTCCGCACGGGGACCGTGCTTAGAGGGCAGGGCGACATATTGTTTTGCTAATTCACGATCCATTAGATCGATCCATATGGCTAACAACCAAATCGATCGATAACAGCAACAATGCTGTCAATAATTGCTCGACTTGTACGGCTTGATCTTCTATAATACCTGCACCAATCAAACCGCCTGCGATCATTGATCCCATTCGGCGAATGACTGGCTTAGCCAATTCAGTAGCA